CGTTTGGGCTGATTTTAAGTCTGAGATTATTATACCATAATTTAGCCCGTCTTACAACCGCCGAAAACCCCGATATTTTCAGGGTTGTTCAATATATAATGCTATGCAAAGCGGGCGAAATAGGGGGCAATTAGTAACAAATTAGTATCAGATTTTTGTCAAATACTTTTTGTCAACCGCCCCGGTAATTGCCCCGGTTTTCTGCGTGGAAATCACGATCCTGTTACCGCTGATTTCACGCACATAGAGGGTTGAAGAATACACCCACGAAGAAAATTTTGTGCTGCTGCCATATACCGGGGCATTGGAAGCCAGCTTCACCTTATCACCAACCGCAAGGGAAGCCGCTGCTGATCCGCTGGAAGAAACAGCTTTTCCCTGTTCCGTGGTGATATAGGTATCAAATCCGGCTGCTTTCAGCTTTGCCGCCATAGCATCAGCGTTTGCTTTCTTGCGATATGCCCCAACCTGAATTTTGTATAAGCCGTCTGCCTGAACCATGTAAGTATCAAAGCCCGCCGCCTTTACCTTTGCAAGCTGTGCATCAGCGTTTGCCTTCTGCTTGTATGCCCCGGTCTGTACTCTGTAAAGAGTGCCGGAAGGCTGCTGTGAACCCCCGCCCAAACGGGAAGTAACCTTTGCCGCAAGATCGCCCAAACGGTTATAAAGCCAATCGCCGGGGCAACTCTTGTTTGCAAACCAGCGGTGAACGGTGATAATCATTTCATCCGCTTTCGGCTCATAGGAAAGGGTTTTGTTCTTATCCCCGAACCAAAGCAATTTACTTTTGCCGTTACGCTTGCAAATATCGGTGCAAAGGTCAATCAGGGCGGCATATACCGCATCCGTCATTGCATAGGGGGCGGTTTTGTCGGAAGCACATTCGATTGTAACCGCCCGCTGATCGTTGGCATTGCTGGAAGAACACCAAGAACGGTTTTTTTCCTCTACACTAAGAGAAATTCGCCCGTCCATACCAATACCATAGTTGCAGCTTGCTTCCCGCTGCGGGCTTGTGAAGCATCCGCAAATTGATTCACAAGAAAGCTGTCCCACCACACAATGGGGGGTGATCCGGTCAATGCTGTGTGTACGCTGCCCGGAATGGTTCGGTGAAAGTTTGGTATATACAACCAATCCTGAATTACTCATTTTCTTTGTCCTCGCTTTCTGCCTGTTTCTTCAAAACCTCAATCGCCTTGACGATAACCGAAGGGATAGGCACACCCATCAGCCCCGCATTTTCAATAATGGAAATTGTTTCATTTGCAATGAAGGCAATTACAACCGCATCACGGATGAAGTTAGAACCCATTACCAAATCAAGGCGGCAAGCTACCAGCACCACAAGAAGGGAAACGCCCTTTCTGCAAAGCCCCTTCCATCCAGCACGGCTTTCAAGTGTTCCGTTTTCCGTCTTTTCGGAATTGTGGAACACGCCCGCCACAACAAGCCCGGTCAGGTAATCAATTCCCATGAAGATCATCAGCGTAACAAGGGCGGCATCCCACCCGCCGAACAGGGAAGCAATCACACTTCCAAGAACGCCGATTCCCGTACAAATTCCTTCTTTCATATTCAATCTTCCTTTCATTGTTGATATAGGCAAGCGAAAACCCGCACACAAGGCTTATATAAGCCCTATATGCGGGTTTTTAGCTTGTCCGTGATAGTTTCCTTGCCCTTGACTTATTCAGCCAGTTCAGGGCAATCAAGGTCAATCAGAACCTGCTTCACCTGTTCCTGAATTCTTGCCGGAACATCAGCGAAGGTTTTCTTGCCCTTGATAATCAGGGTTGCATAAACAACTGCCATTTCTGCCACATCCTTTCTGAACAAAATTTTTATGATAAGATTGGTAATCAATCTGTATCACCTTCAACCAAAGCCTGAACCGCTGCTTTCAGTTTTTCCGGTACATCATCAAGGGTTTTCAAACCCTTTCTGATAAGGTCAGCATATACCTTTGCCATGATTTTTCACCCCTTCCTTATCCCATCAGTTCATAGACTTCACACAACGCAAGCTGTGTATCTGTGATCTGCTGCTGCAACGCCGCATTGTCCGTTGCCTGTTGCAAAATAAATTCGTCCTTGCTGTACTGAACCATGTTGAATTCATAGCCCACGAATTCATTTTCTTCACCCACATTTTCAGAAATTTCCTGAATGTCGGTATGCTGCCAAACGCTGAATTCATCAATCACAATGGGTTCAGGCTTGACGGTGCTTCTTACTCTGCCATAGTCAACCATGTTTTACGCCGCCTTTCTTTTATATTTTTTGGTTTTGACAACATCCCGATAATATCGGTCTGCATCGTCTTGAATTGGTGCAATGTACTTTTTCCGCAAGCGGTAACTGTCACAATGCTTTAGCCATCCCTTATAGGAATTCACGGAACACCATTCAGAATAGTTCATCATTTGCCCGCCTGCTGTTTTCTTCCTGATTGCTACCATCTTTTTCTTGAAGTTGGTGCAACTACTCTTGCGAAGCAAGGTATAATTTAGGAAGGTTCGATAACCGACAAAATCAACACCCCGCACATAGGAAGGGAACACTTGCCAATTCCCTTTGACTGTCAACCGTAATTCCTGCATGAAATAAACATCAATTTCCCGTTTCAGGGCATGAAGTTCTTCTTTGCTGCTGCCGAAAATCACAATATCATCCATGTAACGGAAGTAATGCTTCACCCGCTTTTCTTCTTTGATCCAGTGGTCAAAATCAGAAAGATAGAAGTTTCCGCAATATTGGGAAAGGTAGTTCCCTATTGGTATTCCGGTTTCTTCATCAACATCTTCATCGAAGAACCAAAGATCACGAATATCTTCAATGTTAGCGGTGCAAATGCTATCTATGATTTCATCCAACAACCAAAGCAATTCACCATCTTTGAAAACCCGTCTGAACTTTGCTTTCAAAATATCGTGATTTATTGAAGGGTAATAGTGCCTTACATCCAGCTTCAAGCAATATTGGCAATTCGGAACATCCTTCCACATTGCATCTTGAACATCATGCAACGCTGCGTGAATTCCTCTTTTGGGTATCGCTGAATAGGTATTCTTTGTCATGTGCCGCATTAGATACGGTTCAATCACTTGCAGAATCGCCCATTGACAAATACGATCCGGGAAGTAAGGAAGTTTGAAAATCTCCCGGTCTTTGCCGCTGTCATGCTTGATAAATTTTTCGTAAGGTGAAGTTTGGTAGGTGTGATTGATAAGCATTTCTTGAAGGCGTTTCAAATAGCCTTCTACATCTGCATCAACCGCTTTTACTTCCTCATACCATCCCTTTCCCTTCCGTGCGTTTTGGTGTGCTTTGCGTAGGTTATCCATAGAATAAATTTGTTCGTATAGATTCCCATATCGCTTCATTGTTGAATGTTCCTTTTGTATGCACATCAGCCGAATCTTCAACCTTTGAAAATTAACTTTCAAAGTCTACCAACACGACCAAATTTTATTTTTAACTTCCCCCTTTCGGGGGCTGTCTGTTTTGCCATGTGGCACGGTCTTTCAGGAATACAGATTTATATTGAAACAGGCGGGGAAAATCCCCGCCTGAATCGTGCATTTACTAACTGCCTGCTGATATTCCGATTACGATTAGAAGTAGCATTATTCAGATTCCAATAGAAAGCTCCTGCATTAGAACTGTTATTCCATTTACTGCCTAATTTAGTAACCTTCCAACTGGGATTAGAATTAGCTTTTTTCCTGTTTATCGGTAGAAACAACAAAACTCCCCGAACAACCGATATATTCAATTTTTCAATTTTTCAATGTTTGTTCAACGGTGTTAAGCGGCTTCCTTTTTGGAAGGTACATACACCAACCGCCCGCCGAAATGCCGATCACGATTAGAAGCAGCATCATTCAGAGTCCAACAGAAAGCCCCCGCATTAGAACCGCCATTCCACCTACCGCCCAACCTAGCAACCCCCCAACCGGGACTAGAATTCCACACATAATCACCAACGGGAAGGGTGGAATTGCCTGTGTGTTCAACCGGAATGAACAACCAATCATATTCTTCCGAATAGCCAAAAGCGGAAATATAACCGCCGCCATAGCACGGGTGAATTCCGGTGTTCTTGTAAGGGCTTGCTTTGCTATCGTCAACAAAGCCGTGATCCGCAACATAAAGCGTTCCAACTTGCCCTTCTTCAAATGGGGTGGGGTTTTCCTCGTTCATACCGTCAATCCAAGCCCAAATGTTACCCCAAATGTTTTCTTCACCACGATAGGAAACAATGTTGTAACCGTTGACATTGGTAACAGAACCGGAAGCGTTACCCAAATTCACGGTTGCCCCGGTGATCTCCGTCATGGAAGTGCTGCTATCATCTGTTTTGTTGGTAACGCCGTTGCCAATCACTTTTTGCATATCGAAAGAAGCATATTCAATCAGCATCAAAAGCTGTGAAGCGGCGATTGTTGCAGCATACGCCTGTTCCCATCCTGCACCCCTCATTTGTGCCAGCTTTCGGGTGTTCGCTCTCGTCAGGTTTTGGGTTAAACCGGAAATAGGCTTTGCGTTTGCAATGCTGCAAAGCACATCAGCGGCGAAATCTGCCACTTGTGCATCATCCAAAATATAGGCGTTTGCAGAAGTGTCAAACAACGAACCTTCAAAGGCTGCAAGGTAAATGTACGGGTTGACATTGCCATTTTCCACAAAGGCGGGGTGAACCTTGAAGCCGGGCTTCAGGGTGTCCGAAACATAATAGCGGGCTTTGCGGATTTTCGTTCCCTTCACGCCCTTTTCAATCACCATAGGAACAACCTTGTAATAGAATTTAGGCTGTTCAACCATCACCTGAACCTTTGTTCCGGCTGAATTCTTCCCGGTTGTGGTGTAATTGGCATCCCTATAATAGGCGGTTACTGTTCCATCATCCGCAACATTGCAGCGTTTACGCCCACCAAAGGCATTGATTGAATCAAATCCTTCCCCCGGTGTACGGTTTACCGCCCCGGAAAGGCGGGTAAATCTCTTGTTTACAAAGTCCACTTCCACGCCGTAAATATCATCAGCGGAATAGCCGATAAAGGCTTCAAGGTCTGCAATCTGTCTTTGCAAATCCTGAATATCCCCGATTGTAGCAACCGCCGCCTGATCCACTTCAAGGGAAACATTTTCAGCGTTTCCAACCGTGGTTACAAGCTGCACATACGCCCCCGAAACAGTAATACCGTTATAGGCGGGCATATAGCAATTCCCGGAAGTTTCCCTTGTTACGGCATAGAGAATTTCACCCACATCAGGATCAACGGCATACAAGCCCAAAGCCTTCATGTAATACCCCGCTGTCAGTTCGGTATTTGTGAAGGCGGCTTCAACCTTGATTGCAACCTCATTTGTGCGGGTAACTTTGGAAATCAGGCTTGTTTGCTTCACATTGGAAAGGGAAGTCAGCCCTTCAAGCTGTGCATCCGTGTATGCGGTGCTGGAAGCTGAAATTTTGGTAAACTCAATGTTGCCGCTTCCCGCTATCATTTTTGCAAGCAACGCTTGCCCTTTGTTGGTTATCACCAACTTTGAAAATTCTGCCATGTTCTTTCAATCCTTTCTTATTGTTTTATTTCAATGAATTCAGAAACAACCACGCCTGAACCAACTGAATTTTCACCGCTTATGTTGAACTGTTCATTGAAATCATTTGTAATAATCACGGTTGCGGTATTTACCGCCCCGCCGCCGTGTGCTGCCAAACCGCCGACTGCAATATTTTCCTTGCTGTCATTGGTAATAAAATAATGGGCGGTGTGTACTGTTCCACCCCCGAAAGCTGCCCCGCCGCGGATAACCCGGTGAATCTGTTCATCATTGGTGATGAAGAAGGTTTCGACCG